CTCAATAGAAAAGCCCATAATAATTAAGTTATTCATCTTTTTTTTATTTCTTTACTTTAGGATTAGATTTAGGGGGGTTGTTCAGACGATTGCTAATTAGTTTAGCGTAGCCTTCGATGTCATTCCAATGATCAGGTTCGCTTGCGTTTCCGTATATAATACGACCTATCTTTGTTACTATCATATCTAATGATTCTTGCATATCGTAATCTAGTTCCCACCATTCATCTGATAGTCGCATTATAGCTTTAATCATCTGAATAAGCTGTGCTTTATCATGATAACTTCCGTGCGTAACCTCTCTGTCTTTTAGTATCTTATCTACTGTCATATATTATCCTATGTTGTTGTATATGGTCGTGTTCCCTTGCCATCTATTATTAACGCGCTTCGTCTAGGTGTAGCAGTATCGGTATTCGGTATAGATATATGCACCCAGCTATCATATTCCCTTATTACTTGGTCATACTTTAGGTCGCTATGTATAACTGTAGCCACTACTTGATCGGGTGTCAAATTTCCTACTTTAATATCGGCAGCGCATCCTAAACAATGTTGAGAGGTTGGCTTCCCGCCAATAAGGTTATTTACCTCTCTTGATCTATAAGCAGAATTAATGTGAATCGGCTTATTAAATAATATTCTTAATTTTTCTAAAAAATGCGCCAATCTGTTTAGATTAGCAATAATATCAGGGCTTGGGTTATTGTCCAAGCCTTTTCTGACAGCTAATTCGCTAAAGGTTAATTCTTCCAAACTAAAATGTTCGGTTAATTTCATGCAACACCCTTCATTTTCTCGTATGTTCTAAATCCGCCAAGACCTAATAAACCACCGAGAGCATACATAAGAGATTGCATATCAAATGGGATAGCAATAGCTGAATATCCGAATAAAACAATAAAATAATTAAAAATAGGAAACAAAACGAAATGTAACGCGAAAGCTGATCCACAAGTCCACCCGATGAACGGTCTCCATCCTGATTTAAAAATATTTTCTGATTGCGCTTCAATAGCATTAACTTTAATCTGTTCAATAGCTAACTGAAACTCATTAGATTGCAAAGCTAACTGCAAAGCCTCTTGCGCTTCGGCTCTTTTATTTTTATCGGGAATAATTCTATCTAAAACATTTCCGATTGTTCCTAGTATTGATCCAATAATACTGTCCATTTAAAACTCCTCTAAATCAAAATTGTATATCTGACAGATTCTTTTAGCAATACTATTAAATTTATAATTATGTTCAGTAAAATCTTCATGCCCGTTATAACAACGACAAAGATGTATCATTTCATGCAACATTGTTTCAGACAGCTTTAGCCAGCTATCGTTTGTTATATCTATTTCTATTCGATTAGGTTCGCTATGAAAATAGCCAAGAACATCTTTTGTATCAATTACAGCAAATTGAACCTTGTGAGGTGCGGGCATACGGTATTCATTAAAAGGTGGCAAAGATATAAATGCCTTATAAATCTTCCGCAAGTTTTGCTTGGTTAGTAATTTGGATGCCATAATCTGCGTCAGTATAGGTTTTTATTCCATCGTGTGTATAGTGTGTATAAATTCCCTGATTCTCGTCCTGCGTTTTTAAAGTATGACAAGGTGGGCATAGACTTTGAAATAGATTTTGCTTAAATTTATTGCTATCTTGTCTATGCGGGAATACATGGTCTATATGTTCCGCTTGCACTACTTTGCCCTCTAAAAGACATTTTGCACATAAAGGGTGCTTACTTAACTGTTGTTTTCGTTTTTGTTGCCAGTAGGATGAGGAATATAACTTTTGATTTTCCCGACCCTTTTCGGTTATCCCGCCACCGTGATCTTGGCAGAAAGCGGATCGGAAGGTTTTATTATTTTTACAACCTAACTCTCGACATTTAGTGTTTTTAGGTGTAGATGGCACTATCCAAGAAATGCTAGTTTATAGACTGTTGAATCCACTAAAGACTGAATTTCATCAACTATATTTTGAAGCTCTGTTTCGTTACCGACTACAGACCTATTATCATCAATAAAGTTTGATAAACCTCTTAATTCGTCTAATGGTGACATTTTAGGACCAAGATAGGTTTCAGGATATGTTGCAATCTTTTCATTCCGACCTTGCCATGCTTCAATTAGGTCGTCAGTTAAATCTATAACTTCTGTATAAAATGATTCTAGCGCCTTATGTTCAGCGTAGCTTTTTGTTTGAAGGTGTTGAATATGCGCTACTGTTCCGCTATGCAATAATTTAATAAAAAAATCGCCTACCGTAATAGATGGCAATATTGCTTCATTAATTGAAAATACTGTTTTCATATATTTACCTATTCATTAAATAAATAACTATTATCATAGCTATAACGCCAAAGAATAATTCTAACATAATTTAACCCTTTACAGAGATTTTATTGCTATCAAATAGCCAGCCTATAGTTTTCCTATGAGCGTGCTCCCATAATAATCTTCTATCTTCTTTATTTAAACTTTTATCATTGTCAATATAAAAATGATGATAATTACATAAATATGCAATTCTATAATCGTGTGCTTTTATAGCCGTGCCTTTACCATCAATTAACTGATTAGAATGTGCAGCTACGACTGTCCCATCGTTACTTCCGCATAATACGCATGGAGCTTCTTTTGCTAGGTTTAACAGTTTTTTGTTTCTGTAATTAGCCATTTATCTTTTTTCCATAACTAAATAATAAATCTTTTTTAATTAAAAATGCTTTTTTAGATGCTCTATCACCTTCACCTATAAATTCTCGATATGACAGTTTATTTAAGAAAATACAGTTAATAATATTTATTGGTTCAATTAATACAAAATCTATATCATCATAGAAAATCCAATAATCAGCTTTAGTTGTCATTAAAGCAGAAGGTTTTCCGAACATTTCTATTTCAACTACAATATTTCCTGTTTCTTTGCTTTTAGGATCATATTTAACTTCAACAGATTTATGTAGTTCAGGTATCCAAAGATCATACCCTTTAAATTTATTTATTAATGTAGCAGATGGATATTTTTTCTGAATAATATTTAAAACTTTATATTCAATATCTATACCACGCATTAAATCTTGTTTAAATGTATTATTCGTCATAATTCCACGCCCACCCGATTTGACCTGCCCATAATTCGATTTTCTCTTGATATTCTAGCATCTGTTTTATTGTTAAGTGAGTGGTGCTTTTAATTACGCTAACATTCTCACCATTAATTGTTCTTTGTTCGCGTAAAAATTTAAATCCCATTAACTGATGAACATCATCTTCGGTATAACCAATATGATTTCCTACGGACCTGTATAAAGCCCATAGTCTGTGATTCTGTTCGTCAGTCCTCTTGCTCTTTCTCTTTCTTATAACCAGTTCCCATTCCTCTGACGAGCATAGCGACTTTATCTTGTCTATTAGGTATGGCAGGTTGCTGTTCGTAATGTAGTATGGCTTCATCTTTTGCCTCTTGTGGTGTTTTATAAAATCCAATTAATGCGTTAGGTATTAAACTCCATAGACCATAACGCTCTGTATCTTTAACTTTGTATTTAGCTATTGAGTATCCATTAGCATAAATTGCGTAATTACCAAATTTCTTCCATTTAAATTGCGTTTTCCGCAAATTATCAGATGCCATATAGAGCTTCTTTTGCAAATTCCGCAGAAATCGCTGGATATTTATTTGGGTTCTTTAATATTCTTCGCGCCCATTCCTTCATGTCTTTAGGCTTTTCTAATTGAGCATTAACCTCTGCAATAACTCTATGAAGATTCTCAATATATTTTTTAGAATGTTCTGCTGAAATAGCAGGCTTGGGAAGTTTGGCAAATTCTACGAATTTAACCTGACATAATGAAATAATATCTGTCGGTGTTGGCATTTTCTTTTCCGAATCGACCCATCTATCAAATGCTTTACAAATAGAAGGGAAATCAAATCGCTGTAATTTAGAAAACCAAATTCGTAATGTATCTTTGTCTAGGTGTTGTTTGTTATAAATAGTCGTTACACTATTCATCATATCGCGAAAAGCTATTTTATCCTGCTCTATCATAATGTCCTCTCTTATCTGATAAATATTAATTCTACTACTAAATTGATTCCAAGTAAAAGCCCTAATGCGCCACAAACTATTAATGTTTTAATCGCATTATTAATAATACTATTCATCATACCAATCTCGCATGGCGGAAAAAAAGACATACGCCAAAATCGCAATAACAATAATCCAAAGTAACAGCCCAATTATTTTACAGACCAATAACAAATTTGCTACTGTCATATATCTTTTCCTTTTTTGTCTGATTAATTAAACGCACATCAACTAATTCTCTAGTATTGCCATCAAAAATTAATTCGATATTCATATCCGAATCTTTTGTTTTATTTTTTCTGCTCATTCCTACATGACCGTTATTCATAATATGCGCGTAACATTTCAAAACAATAGGTGGTAGTTTTACCACCTTTCGTTCTGCAATAGCTTTCATGTGATCGGCAATTTTAATTTCGCCTGTAATTTGTTTCACTAAAAATTCTAATGCCATATCTTGTCCTTAATAAAATATATGATTTCCTAATGCTAATTTAATATCTTTTTGTTTAGCCCATACTGGTTTAATTTTTTTAGTATGAAACCATTTAGCACCTCTTGTCGGATCGTCAATCTTGCCTTCCAATATCGCTTTAGCTAACGGTTCTAAATATGCTACTTGTGTTTCTGTTGGCATACCGTAATCTAAAAAATTGTATTGATAAGGTTGTCTCATAACTTGACAGATGTTTTTAGGGTAGTTTGGATCGGCTTTTCTGTTTATAGCTGTATAAGCTACTGCAACCTTTCCAATATCACTTTCACCTCTTGCTTCCCCGAACATAATTGCTGATAAACATAAGATTTCATTTAACATCTTTACTCCTAATATGTTACCTGTTCAGGCGGTTCATCCTTCCATCTACCTTGATTTAAGTATGTAGAAGGATTAGGAATAAACTGCCCACCCTTTTCAAACCATTGATTGCTTTGTTTTTGCCATGTTAAAGCCCGTTCTATCTCAAGTATGTCAGGATTAATTTTAATCCATGCTTTTCTTGCAGCGTCTTTACCAACCTTTTTAGGATAAATACTCCAAAACAATTCAAAATCGCCAATAGTATTTATATTGGTTATTAAGTTATTGGTTATTGGTTTATGGTTATTGGTTAGTTCAACGGTCGTTGAACGGTCGTTGGATTTATGTTCAACGGAAATCGAACGGTCGTTGCCTACTCTTTTGATAGCAGACGCTTTGCCCGCTCTACTAGCGACTTCAACGCGAGATTGATAAACTTCAATTTCAACATCACATCGTTTATGAATAAAACCATCATCGGTTTTAATGAAAAAGTCTTGTAATACATTTCTAACAGCTTGTTTCTCATCTTCGCTCCTTGCGCAAATAATCCTCATTAGTTTATTTTCGTCTAATGGGATCGGTTGCTCTGATAAATAATATTGGTCTAATAACTGCCGATAAACTCCGTGTTCTAATAAACTTAAATGCGCGGTGTCTTTTCGATAGTCTGCAATATTATGTTGAAAATAATGCACTAACTACTCCTTCCTCTTGTCTTGTATGCGGTTCTAGTAAACCGTAAGATGTAGGATATACAAGTATTTTTAATCGTGCAAGTAATTTGTGATTTTTTCTTTAGCTTCTTCAAATCCAAAACAGGTTATTGCTTCATAACCCATTGATTGCGCTAACTTAATAAAGTCTTTTTGATTTTGTTGTAATTTACCACTTTTTGCTTTCATTTCTATAAACATACCATGTTTATTTTTTTTAGGTATCATTAAAAATAAATCAGGAACGCCTGGCAATACACCTTCTTTTTTTAATTTTATAGCAGTTCCGATATGTCGCACCCCGCCATTAGGGATTGCCCATAAACATTTATATATTCTAGGATACTGTATCCGAAACCATTGAATTAATAATTTTTGTTCTAAATGTTCGCTATTCATATTTTTTTATGCTAGTATAATATCAATATGATAACACTAAACACATAATAATATGGACGCAATGACTTTTTGGAAACAAGCTGGAATAGAAAAAACAAGAGATGTATGCATTCAAGCTGGCACTACATACGAACACTTCAAACATATTGCGCACAAAAGACGCAGACCATCAGTTGAATTAGCTAATAAATTAATTAAAGCAAGTAATGGTCTTATGACTTTTGAGCAATTATTGTTTACAAAAGAATAATTATTTATATGCAACGGTTGGTTGTCGCATAATTTCATCCCTAGCAAGAAATGAAGGTTCACCACAATGCGCACAGAGTATTTCAATATAATCTGTTTTATTTCCGCGCTCTTCAAATCTATTATCCAATTCTTCCTGCACTTTATTAATTTGTTCTTGAGTATGTTCTTTAAAATTAACGCCTGCAGTATCTTGTAATAGATCACTTAAATTTAATTCAGGAAAGAATGTTTGAAAACTATCGAGTGATTGCACTTCGCGGAGTTCGGGAATTAATTTATCCATATCCCATACGGCAAGCTCTGATGTTTTATTGTCGGCAATACGATACTCTTTAGCTTTTTCAGTAGAAATGTTAGCAATAACGCATGGCACTTCTTTATAACCTAATTCCATTAATGCTTTATATCGAGTATGACCTGCAATAATTACATTTTCTTTGTCAATAACAATAGGGCTATTAAAACCATATTCCTGAATACTTTGCTTTACGGCTTCAACAGCATTGGAATTATCTCTAGGATTTCGCCAATAAGGTTGAATAGCATCGATTGATAAATTAACTATTTCCATTTTCTTTTTCCTTATGTAGTTTTTTGATTGCTATTTGTTGTTTGGTTTCCCAAGCTTTTCTATATTCAACATTCTCAAATAACTTGCTGAATCCTGTGACGTGCTTTAACCGCACTAATTCTTCGGGTTCTACTCCGATTTCTGCACATATAGCTGCATCGGTCCAACCATTATCTAACATAGAAAATACCATGTTTGCCATACCTGTAATAGAGTGTTTACCTCTCGCGCGATTATGACGCACCGTTGAAGCCATGCGGTCGTTAATATCTTTTTTAATAACGACAATCGGAAGCTCGCCACCGTTAAGATCATAAATATCCTGATTTAATCGCATCGTTGTATATCTATGAAATCCATCTACAATAATATATTTGTCTAGTTTTTCATCATAGATTGTAACAACGGGTTGTGTATATCCGTCATGTTTAATACTTGTATATAAAAGGCGCATTTCGTTTTTAGCAACGCTATTTGGATTATAATCGTTAGCTTGGACCTTTTCTATTGGCACCCATTTAACATCATTAATTGGTTGTGAGCTGTGATCTACCATACTTCCCTTCCTTGTTTTCTTTTGCGGATCATATAAATTGGTGTGCTTCTTTCAAAATTTTTTAATTTAATATGTTCCCAATCGTTAGTTAAAATAGATGATATGCAGACTTTGTGTAACTTATCGCCAATATCAGCCTCGTATAAATCTTCCATAGCTTTAAATTTTTTTCTAAATCCTTCCTGCCATTCAAGATTTGTTATTAATTTTTCTAGCAAGAAATCTCTATATTCTTTCCAGCTTGCAAACATAAAAGGCAGTTCTTTAACAAAGAAGTCATCCTTACCTGCTTTACCTGCAGCGTCTATGCCACCTATTCTTTGTGTTAGCTTGACATAAGTTTCAGGTTCGGCTTCCTGCATATAAAATAAATTTTCTACTGCAGTTTCGTGATGCACATTTGATACCCGCATATCCATAACTTGAATCCCGTAAGCATATTGCGCATCATAGATTGCATTATAATTCCATCCGTTTTTATGAATTGCAGCCCAAACATCCATATAAGACCAGTCGTAAATAGGATAAAAAGTGTAATGATTTAGCTTGACATTTAATTTTTTACCCCATGTTTTACCTTTGTAAGTTTCCGCATGAGTTAATGCTACAAACCTTGACGGGCTTTCTTCGGCTCTAACGCCTGCAATATAACAAGTAGGCGTGTTAGGAAATTCTACCCGAAGGATAGCTTCAAACATTTCGCCAAATCGGTCTGTGCCATATCTATTTTCTTTATAGGAGTATTCTTCTTTTAGTCGCATCCATTTTTCTTTTTCTGCTTCATCCCAACACATTAACCAATGATCCGTTGTGCTTGTAGCATTAAATAATCGGATCGGCACTTGCATCCACATAGGATCGACATCGGGATTTTCCATAATTAAACGAACCTGATCGATTGTAGCCTGCCATTCTGCTTCTTGATCTAGGAACATAACCTTTAATGGTAGTCTATTCTTTTCCTTTGCTACAATCATAGCCAGGTTAAAAACAATAGTGCTGTCTTTACCGCCTGAAAAGCCAACGATTACATTAGAAAATTCATCAAATAGCCATCGAATACGATCAAGCGATTCGTCAAAAACATTGTTCTTTAAATATATTTTCATAGTATTGGGTCTTTAAATGTTTTGCTTTGTCGTTTAGAACTGCGTCTTGAGTCGATCATACTTTTAGCAATACGATGTTCGACTAGATTAGGGACATGAATCCAATAGGATTCTTTGCGGGATTTTAAAAAATCGTTAATCATAATATCTGTTCCCGTAGGATGTTCTAGCTTTTTATCCCATGTTTTATAAAAGTTATATATTAATTGGGAGTATCCTGCGGGCAAATAAAAACATTGATTCATCATATAGCTTCTATCGTATCGACTGCCAATAATTAAATCGTCTTTACGCATAGAAAAGAATTGAATAATTTCGTCAGGTCTTTTGGCTATTTCGGCAAGAAGTTTTTCTTTAAAATTAATTGTTAAAATAATATCTTCTTCCATGTGAACGCAAGGACTTTCGCCTGCCATCTGCATAGCGTCAAGGAATGTATCCATAGCATTATGATTTTTATCAAAACACCATTGAGCTTCGGGAAGATTTTTTTGAAGGTAGGATATAAATTCTGTTCTGTCTTTTACAGATCTTATAATTATCTTCATCTTTTTTTAATTCTTGCTCTGTTAATAATAGTTGTTTCGATTAATGGATTGCCCATAGTCCAATAAGTAAATTCGCCAATATCTAAATAACGAAACATTCTTTTCTTACCGAACGGTCGATCCACACCATACTTGCGGATATATAAAACAAATTCTACAAACTTTTTGTTATCGACTCTATCTCGAACAATATACCAATGTGGTAAGAATGGCATACTTTTTGCATAAGTCCAAGTGCTTTCTTCTATAAATTTTAATATATTGTTTTCTGCTGTCATATTGCTATTATACATAAAATTCCGCTAATTTTTAAAATTTTGCGGAAGTCTTTTTTTTTGCAAATAAAATAATACTTGACAAGTCACTAGCAATATGCTATTATAATAAAGTAAGGTAAATTATCTTACAGTTGTAAAAATTCTTTAACAATATAAAAGAGGACAAAAAAATGAAAAATTATCCAAAGCCAATTCGGTCTGAATCAGGTTGTAAAATAAGTTGGTATTATTATGACAATCTAAAAGATGCGGAAAAGGCATCAATAATTGCAGCCGAAGAAGGTGTAAGGTTGTGGAATTTAGGATATGACTTCGGTTATCAAACGCCAGGTTGCGTAGTAAAACTAAAAGACAAAGAAGAGTGGTATGTAATAATTCCATAAACAGAGAGGGGTGCAAACCCCTCTTTTTTTTATTTAAAAAATATTTTAAATAATACTTGACTAATAGCTTTTTGCTATTATATAATGATTCCGTAGTATTTAATTAATAAGAGAGGACAAGATCATGAAAAAAGTAACATTAGCAACAATTAAAAGTTTTATTCTAAAAAGTAACAATCTTCATATTAAAAATATCTCTAGTTTTAGTGGCATGAGCGATATGGTGGAACAGTTAGATAATCCATCATTTAGACCAGCTACTTTTGAAACTAACTTTCAGAACAATAATCGTGATAATCAATTAGGTGTAAAAGGCGCGTGGTTCGTTTTCGGCAGTCGCGATTATTTCCGCGAATATGATGACGGCGAATTTATAGGTTATGAAGTTTATAACTGCTGTGGTAAGTTTATTTTGGCAACACCTAAACATATCACAGTAAGACCGTTTGAAAACAAAGGTGATGTGCTTAACACTTTAGGCTACACACTTTAATGCTAACCGTTAAATATGCTAGAAAATGGCATACAGAATTGGAGAAAACTATGGCTACAGATATGATCGCAGACAAAATCGAAGGTTGGGAAAGACAAGCATACGGAACAACATTAAAAAATGTTGATAATCAAATTCAACAATCTGAATACTTTAAAAACAGAGAAGTTGAATATTTAGCTATGAGCATCCTTTCAGACGCTCAAGAGCTTTTGGAAATGGCAGAATTTACCGCTACTCCATACGGTAACGCAGCCCGTCAGAAAATGAATGTTGTTAAACATATTCTTGACATTTATCTTAAAACAGCATCAGTCGGTCCGTCACATGACCGCAGACTTACAGGGGACAATTAAAATGACATTACCAAACATTGAAGATTTTGAAGATTATCAGGAAGATGATACTTGGGAAAAGTTTACAAAACGCTTTGTTGAACAATCGGGCAGACCCTTACCTTTTCCCTGCACCATCTTTGATGAAGAGCCTGTAGAGGTCCGCAATCCGTTTTCAGGCGATAGTTGTTTACTTCAACCCGATGCGGTCGCGGTCTATGACATGATTTCAGGCGGGAATCTCACAGGAAATTATGCGTTAGTAGATGCTGGTTGCCAATGGTTTAGGCAATACTTTCCAAAAGAATACATGAAACTTTTAGACTAGGAGCAATTATGTCAGACTATTCATTCTCGTATGAACCTTATGACGAATCTCATAAGTCAGAACATAAGTATAAATTTAGATTTTGGATTAATCATAACCTTGTTTATTCTTTTGAAGATTGCGATCCTATGACAGAACAAGAAGCGCATAATTTAGCAGAAGAATTATGGGTAGAGTGGCAAGAAAATAAATAACTTGACAAATAGCAAAAAGCTATTATACTTGTTAAACATCAATTTTATATAGGACAAGATATGAAATCAGACACAAAAAAAGCAATTATTTACGCTATCGCGTTTTGGGCATACTTCGCGTTATGTCTATATGTATTAACTCCATTAGTTATGGAGTATCTATGAACATATTCTATTTACATCCCGATCCTCAAAAATGTGCAGAAATGCACCTCGACAAACATTGTGTCAAAATGATTTTAGAATATTCACAGCTATTATCAACTGCGCATAGAGTTCTTGACGGCACAGATAATGTGCTTTCCGATAATCGCGATCAATATTTATATCGTGCAACACATATTAATCATCCTAGCGCTATATGGGCTAGACAATCTTACGAAAATTATGATTGGTTAGTCAGGCTTCTCGAATGTTTACACGCAGAATATACGCACCGTTATAGCAAAGTTCATAAGTCAGAAGCGTTATTAGATTTTCTTACAAGCCCGCCTGATAACATTCCCTATAATCAATCTTTTACCGAGCCTACACCAGCTATGCCCGATGATTGCAAAATTGCAGATAATTCTATTGCATCATATCGCAAATATTATCAAGTATATAAATCGCATATAGCGCGCTGGACAAGCCGACCAATTCCTGATTGGTTTCACATTAGATTGTTGGAACATAAAAATTGTTTACATTAAACAATAACTTGTGTAAAATAGCATTTTGCTAGAGGAGCTAAAAATGGAAAAAGTTCATATACAAACTTTAATAAATTCCGATCCCGACTTTTTGGATCAGAACGAAAAGCCAACGCTTCAAGAATTAATATGTAATCATATTATGTTTACAGAAGTTGATTTTAGCGATTACTACAAAACACCCGATTTATTAGTTGGGCAAATAAAAAAAATTCTTTACGATTCAGAAGATGATAAACTAGGTCGTATTCGTGATTTATATGATAAAGAGATTGAAGGTTTAGCAAAATTTATTGCTGAACATCATAAAGAGAATAACTTTGCAAGGTGGGCATACGAGGAAGTTATTTCAACCGTAGTATAATTTTAACAAGAGAGGACAAGACATGATAGAAATTAAAGCATTTCAAGCTAGTGACGGCACTATATTCCCAACATCTAATCAATGCGAGCAATACGAAATCTCACTTAAATGGCGCGAGGAAATCTATGATTTTACTCAAAGCGATTTATGTCAATATAAAACAGGCGCTCATAATGGTATGGTAGGTAAAATTATAACAGCATGGGAACATTACAAGATTAGGAGTTTAGCATGAGAACAAGTGAAAACATTACCGCAATAGCGAAAGCATTATTATCCGCGCAAAAAGAAATTACTTTTGCAATCAAGGATTCTACAAACCCACATTTTAAAAATAGATACGCAGACTTATCGTCAGTAATTGATGCAGTTAAACCCGCATTAAATAGCGCTGGAATCGTATTTGTGCAGTCGGCTAGTCCGTCAGATAATGGCAGACTTAATCTTACAACCCGCCTTATACATGAATCAGGTGAATGGATCGAAGATACTGCTACCTGCCCACTTCCGAAGCAAGAACCGCAAGGTTATATTAGTTGCCTTACCTATATGAGACGATCAAATTTGGCGTCAATTCTAGGTCTTAAAACAGAAGATGACGATGGTGAAGCAACCCGCATGAAGCCCGAAGATTATGTTGATCGTATTCGAGCATCTAAATCACTCGAAGAATTACAAAGAAATTATATTAATGTGTTATCAGAAATTAAAAATGACAAAGTTTTATCAAATTTAGTTATTCAGGCTAAAGACGAAATGAAAAAAATCTTGACACCCGAAGAAAAGTCAGAGGTTTAATATGTCAAATGACCATGATAAATTAATTCATAGCGTTTATGGCTTCGATATTCCGATGTCAACTATCGAGCTTATGCAAGCCGAAGAACGCAGAACAAAGATACAAGAATTAAAAAGATGGTTAGGCGACAAATATCTTCTTGCACCATTAACTAAAAAAATAAAACAGGATAAAAAATAATGGAAATTAAACAAGGAACACCCGAATGGCTACAATTACGGATCGGCAAGATAACGGCAAGTAGAATTGCAGATATTTTGTCGCAAAGTAAGAAAGGCGAAACAGCTACAAGGGCAAAATATAGAAATGAGCTCATACGACAGCGTATGACAGGAGTTCTCGGTGAGTTCTATACTAACAGTCATATGCAACGCGGAATCGAGCTAGAACCGCTTGCAAGGGCTTCCTATGAGGTTCATCGCGGATTGCTAGTGGATCAAGTGGCTTTTGTTAATCATCCAACCATTTTAAGTGCGGGCGCATCGCCTGACGGATTAATTGGCAGTGATGGGTTAATAGAAATTAAATGCCCAACGCCCGATAATCATATTGAGAACCTCATCAACGATGAAGCTCCTAAAAAGTATTTTCCACAAATGCAATGGCAAATGGCTTGCACAGGTAGAAAATGGTGCGACTTTGTTTCATTCGATCCTGACGCTAACGAACATATTAGATTATTCGTCAAGCGTGTTTATAGGGATGACGATTGGATTAAAGGCGCAGAACAAGCCGTTATCGAGTTTGACAAAGAAGTCGATGCGGGAGTTAGAAAATTACACAGTATTAAATTTGAATAAAGGAGCAATACATGGCAACATACGATAATACAAATCGCGGTAGTATTTGGAAAAACGAAAAGAAAGAAACTGATAACCATCCCGACTTTACAGGTCCATTAGATGTAGAAGGTGTTAAATATTGGGTTAGCGCATGGAAGAAAAAACCTGACGCTAAAGAAACTGCACCCGTGCTTTCATTTAGTATCCGTAAGGCAGATAAGCAAGAAGCACCAAAAGAAGAAGATATGCCATTCTAAACACACGGGCGAAAGTGGCGATTGATACCCTACTTGTCCTCTGGTATCCGACTTCCATAAGTAGCCCACTTTAATGATTTTCCGTATGGTTTTGTATAGCAAAAAGAGCATAATTTGCAAGACAAACAATTTTGTATGTCATAAATAAGGAGTTAATTATGTGGACTAAACCAA